GGTGGAGGGGGAGGCGGCACCAGGTAGGGCGTGGCATCCAGGTCCAGCGAGTCGGCCCAGTCTTTGACGAGGGCGTTGAACGGATCCACGATCCCGGAGCCGATCAGGCCGCTCAGGACCGGCCCCAGATTCTGCAGGGCCGCCTGCATTTGCTCCGCCCGGGTAGCCTTGTTGGGCTTCCGGGCGCTGCCAGACTCGATCCGGTATTCGTACTCCCGGGCGACCTGGATGGGCTCCATTGCCATGACGTGCTGCTCCCACGCCACCGCGCCAAGCGGGCCCACAATGGGAGCCACGTCCTGCGGCGTCAGCAGCCACCGGGCCGCCAGCGCCTCCTTGCGGGCCAGCTCCGTCATGGCATTCTCGACGCACTCGGCCATGTCGTCCGGGCGGATGCTGATCTGCTCGGCGCGGACGTTAGCCTCTGTGGCTGATCTGATCTGGGTATTGGTCATGCCGTAGACCAGCTCTGTCAGGCCCAGCCGCTTCTCGAGCATGTCCGTGACGGCGCTGATGACGTTCCAGATCTCGTTGGTGGCGTTGGGCAGCTGGAACACCGAGATCACGTCGGACACGCTGCGCCCCAGAATCTCGCTCAGCTCCACGATCTTGAACCCGCCCTGCGACTGCGACAGGATCTGGTCCTTGATGTCCTGGTCGGCGGCCTTCGACACGCCAATCAGGGTCTCGCAGCTTACGGCCACGCGCTGCGCCAGGAAGGAAAACGCCCAGCACAGGAAGCGCAGCTCGGGAATGCCCGGCTTGATGTGGCTCACCGGCCAGACGTAGCCGGGCTTGCGGTGGAAGGCCAGCATCGTGAAGGGCCAGCCGTTGCTTTCGGCCCAGTAGGGGATCGGCCACTGCACGGCCCGGAACATGGACTCCGGCAGGCCGGTTGCCTCATCTACCTGCTCGGCCAGCATGTCTGGCGCGACGTTGAGCGGAAACGGCACGCCGTCCGCCACCACGATGTAGGCGTTTTCTCCGACGGCATCGAAGAAGCCGCGCTTTTCCTTCGGGGCGTCCTTGAGCCGGTCGCCGAAGCCGGTCTTGCTCCAGACCTTCCAGTAGGTCATCAGGTCGTTGGTCTTGCCGACCCGGCGGCCCGTGCCCTTATCGTCGCCTGCCCGGCGGTCTGCGTAGGCGTCCTCGAGCGGGGCGGACGTCCGGCCCTCGAGGTTGCCGCGCAGCAGCTCCGGGTCGACGCCGTATTGGCGCGCCACGACGTCAATGGGGTGCACGCACTTGCGGGCGCACCAGGTGATGTCCTCGATCTCTGTGGCGTCGGGATCCAGGACCAGGTTGTCCACCGAGTCCGCAAAGCTCCCCACCGAGCGCAGCTGGTTGCCGGGATCGGTCACCAGCTCCGTCCACCAGACCCCGCCGCCTTTGATGATCGACTCGTCGACGGCCCGCCGGCTGTGGGTCTTCAGCCCCAGCTCGTTCGGCGTGTAGTTCAGGTAGGCCGACAGGAGCGAGGCCACGACCCGCCGGATCTGATCGCGCGTAGCCGTCTCCTCAAGGGCCATCTGGAACTGCTGCACCACCTCCGGGTTGTTGGGATCCAGCCCCAGCGCCTCCGGAGGGACTTCCGGGAAGCTCTTGGGCGAAACCTGCCGGACCGGGTTGCGGTGGTAGATCACGCTGGCGAACAGCTTGACTACCTCAAACACGCGGTTTAGCTGCATCCGGAATCCCGGCGGAGAGATGGAGCGGTTGTAGCCGTACTCGCTCCGGGAGTACTCCTCCTTCCAAAACCAGTTGTGCGGGCCATCGAAGAAGTCCATGGCTTCGCGGGCGTCCTGCGAAAAGGGGCGCTTGTGCTTCAGGCCCAGCTCAATCTTCTTGAGCCAGCCGGAAGAAATGGCCTTCAGGACGTCTTCGCCGGTGTCATTTGCCGCCATCGGTTTTCGCCTTGCGCTCGTGGGAAATGGCCATCTGGGTGGCTACGTGCTGGGTGCGGGCCAGGTCCTTGTGCGCTTCGCTGAAGTCCCAGCATCCCCATGAGCGCCAGGCCGGGTTCTCCTTCAGGCCCGGATCGTCCTTGTAGCGCACGCTCGGCTTCTCCACGAAGCCCACTCCGGGAGCGAACACCAGCAGAGTGACCGTCACGCTGCCCGGGCGGGCGCATACCCAGCCCAGCTGCGGCTCGGCCAGCGTGGCCGGATCCTGATACCAGTAGACGGTGTCTCCGAGACGGACGGTCGGCGGCGCGTAGTCAATGACCATGAGGAACTCCCGTTGTTGGACCCAGATAGACGAAGCCTTCTCCGCCGAGTCGCTTAGCGCGCCGGCGCTTCCACTCAACGTACCAGGGCTCTTCTGCAAGCGCGACCTTAGGCTTGTGGTATCTGGGCCGGTAGGCGCAGAGATACTCGAGGCACTGGCAGGCGTGGACCTCGCCTCGCGTGTTCGGCTCGTCAGTGACCACGTAGGTGCCGGCCAGGTAGTTCACCTTCTTCTTGTAGCGCTTGATCTCTCGCTCCAGGTCGGGCACAGCGCCCCGCAGGATGCGCAGCTGTGGCGTACCCTCCGGGCGGATGTGCATGTAGCTCTGGGTGGCCGCCATCCGGGCCTGAATGTCATCACAGCCCGCAAGAAAACTGCTGCCAGTGACAGCACTAGCGACATTGCGCTGGCGGAGCTGCTCGGTGTACAGCTCGACCGGGAGGCGGCCTGAGCCGATTTCCCGGATCCGCCCGCCGTGCATGTCAATGATGAAGGCGTGGAAGGACTGCCCCTTCGTCTTCTCGGCGAACTTTTCTCCGAAGATCACGGCATTGCACTGCCGGATGTAGAGCTGGTCGTAGACCAGGAGCATCGACTCGTCGGGCGGAACGGCCCCAAAGATGACCGATGTCACAACGTGACCCGGGTCGATAGCGGCATAGCGGGTCCAGTCGTCCGGGACGACGTTCTTGGGTAGCTCCGACCGCTCGTACCCATGGACCGCCATGGTGAAGGTGGGGTAGCAGAGGATCGAGTCCGTGACGAACTCGCCCTCACTGCGCATCCGCAGCACGTCCTCGCCCAGCGCCGACCAGCGCTCGATATTCTTGCGCTTCTCGTCCTCGTCAATATGGGGATTGTCGAGGAACCGGAGGACGAACTTGACGATGTCCGGGTTGGGGTTGCCGGCCTGGACGGCGTTGTCGGCGCGCTCTGACAGGCCGGCCAGCGAGTCATTCTTGCTGTGGGGCATCGCGCTCCAGCACAGCCGCCCCTTGCGGTCCGCCAGCCGGGCCTGCATTTCCGGAAGCCAGGCCTCTGACGCCAAGTCCTCGTCGATGTGGACGCGGTCGGCCTGAAAGCCCTGCGGGGGCTCGCCTTCGGAGCTGAAGAAGTAGATCGTCCAGCCGTTAGTCAGCTCGGCGCTCTGGACGTAACGGGCGCTCTTGAGCAGCCAGCTGATCTTCTTGACCATGCGCGGCGGGATCAGGGGAGGCGCCAGCTTGGCCTCTGCGGCTCGGGCCTTGTCGCGGGCCGGGTTGTATGCCCGCCAGGCCCCCGTCTTCTCGTCCTTGATCATCTTGAAGGCGCCAGCCCGGAACAGCATGGGATAGACCACCATGCCGATGTGCTTCCAGTCCCGGCCAATGATCACCAGATTGCCGTCCCGCTCGGGGTACTTCTTGTGCGGGTCGTTGCCAGTGACGGCGCGGGCGTCCTCGACAAACGTGGACAAGGACTTGCCGGAGCGATTACCGCCCAGCACGATCACCTCACTCGCCCGGCAGGCGTGCATCTCCGCCTGCAGGGGCGTCGGTTCGTACAGCTTTAGGGCCTCGACTCTTCGGTCGGCCAGCTCGGCCTGGATTTCCTTCAGCTGCTGGGCCTGGAAGCCGCTGAGCTTCGCGACGGACGGCAGCGGTGGCGGGGCCTGCGGCTTCTTCCTGCGAGAGCGTGCCATCAACGATCCTCCCCTGAAACTGCGCCGCCAGGGCGCGCAGCCGGCCGTCCAGCTCGGACTCCAGCTCGTCGTCGGTCCACTGGCCCATCGGCTTCTTGGCTCCACCCTGGTCGGTGTTTTTCACCACCAGCCGCAGGACGGAGTCCAGCATCTTGGTGCGAGTGGCTCCGCCGGCCGGGCTGTCGAAGTACTGCTTGACCAGGAGCGAGGTGAATCCGCTGACGCCCCCGAAGTACTCCATCAGCCGCTCCAGGACCTCGCAGCTGTGCGGAATGCTCTCCCCGCCGGTCGTGGCCGCCGTCATGAAGCTGGCGACTGCGCCCACCTCGATGTCCCGGAGGGAGCGGGCGTCCTCTTTTTTGCGCTTCCCTCGCAG